TAGACAATCAGATAAGACTTCTTGTTCATTACTTAAGTCAGGAAATACTAAGTCCATTATAAATATTTGAAAGTTTAAAGTCATTTGATGTGTTCCTGCTGTAGCATTAACAGGAGTAATATGCATTAATGGAAAGTATGAGTTCTTTTTTAAATCAACTTCCCAAATATCTCCTGTTGTTATAGTCTTAATCATATAGTGTTGCTCTCCTAATTTCTTTAAGGTGTCTATAGTATTGTTGTAGTCTTTAAAGTATGTCATTTTTGTACTGATTTTGTTTCGTTTAAATCTGCTTCATAAGTTAGCCAAGTCAAACATTCATACAAGCTAAGATTTGTTATTCTTTCTAAGTTAATAATTTCTCCATTTGTTAATCGATACATCACACCAAACCAGCCCCATTTGTTTGCAAATTGTTCCGTGACAGTTTGTCTATCATCATTTGATTCCGTTCCATTAAATACAATGGCAAAATTTTCGACAGTTCTTTTACGAAAGTCCAAAAAAAAAGCAGACAATTAGATATGTCTTTTGCTTTCATCTTCTTAAACTTTTCAGCCCTCATTCTTAAATCACTTTTACCATAAGCTTCTATACTATATTTACCATCTAATTCTTCTGTTATAGGTCTATATAATACAGCCATAATTTTATCTATATTATCTTCCATTCCATTATTTAAATATGTTTCAATGTCTGCATATTCTCCAAGAGTAAGTTCTTCAAGATTAGGGTGGAAACCATATTTAACATTATTAATAGTAATAACTTTATTAAGTTTAGTATCTTCTTTAGCTTGTAAATCTGCTATTCTTTTGAGTAAAATAGCTACATCTCCTAAAGCTAATTCATTAATAATTTTTTTAGGTATATCAGATAAAACACTAATAGTATTTTGTGCTTCTTTTGATTTTAATTTAGTTTTTTTGGTTATTAGTTTAACCCATTTATCCAAAGTTACATCATCCCAACTTTTAATTAAATTGTAATTAGTTTTTTTACCTGCTTTGTTTATCTTGATTTGCATATTATATAATAGAAAAGGTTAATATTTAGTTTAATATCGTACATTTGTTACGTTTTCATAATGTTTCTCTGTTAAGAAAGGTGTAATCTAAGGGTTGCACCTTTTTTATTGCACATAATACTTTCCATAGTTACCATCTATTTCAAAACACATTCGCATAGCTAAAGCATCTGCATAATCAGGGGACCTACCTATAATATCTTTAATAGAATCCTTAGGTATGATTTGTAACTTGTTATCTTTATCTGCATCTTTAGTTCTTACTTGCTCTAGTTCTTCAATTATAAGATTTTTAACATTAACATCAGCACATTCAATACCAATCTGTGCAGTATTTACTTTTTCAGCTAATTTATAATAGCATTGTGTCTTTAAGTTTTGATAGTTCTCTCCTTTTATTGCTCTTGAATTATTTACAAAACCTCTGCATCTCATATAATCAACTACCCCACCACCAACACCATCTTCATCAACTATAATATTAGTCAGTCTTACATTGTTTGCTTGTTGCATAGCTCTAATTTCATCTACAACCTCATTTACAGCCGATTTAAGGATACTTCTTATCTTTTTAATATGTAAACCTTCCCAAAGCATTATAACTGTCTTATCGCTTCCAAAACGTGCTACATCACAACTTATGTATTTTTCTCCTTCCATTCCATTTTGGTCAAATAAATTAATAATAGCATCATATTCTATTAAATTATCATTTGTTGCATCATATTCCCAATTACCAAATAGCAGTCTTTGTTTGCTTAACTCATCTAAAGTTAGTAACTGTTTCTTATAGTGCTTAGATATAAACTGATTATCATCAACAAGACTTTGAATGAATTGTCTGTATGGTTTTTGTGTACCTTCCTTTGCAGGTTTATAGTATTGAGTATATACCCAATTCTTTGCAGGGTTACAAGTCATAAGTAACTTAGGTATAATACCATAATCATCTAACTTATACCTCATCCTAGATGCTACTATGTTCTTTGCCTTCTCTGTTATTTGATTTGCTTCATCTATAAAAGCAGCAGTAATTTCTAATGAACCTAAACTATCAAAGTTCCTGTCTGATGGGTATAAGAATAAGTCTTTAAGTATTATCTCACTACCATTATAGAACTTAATGATATTTGAACCTGCATTAAAATTATAGTGCTTGTTTGCTAAGATTCCCCACTCTTGACATACTTCAAAAAATGTGTTTAGTGTAGTTTTTTTAAGGGCATCTAACTTAGACCTACCCATTAAGTATCTTGTCTTAGGGTATTTAATACATAAAAGAATTAACCAAGCACAACCTACCCAAGACTTACCACCACCTGCTGCACCACCAAACAAAACTTCCGTAGTCTTATCATCAAACAAGTATTCAATGGCTTGTCCTTGAGTATGAGTAAATTCAGTATCAATATTCAATTCCTTTGATGTTTACATTGATTTTAATTGGCTCATCTCCTGAAGTAATATCTAATTCGTTACGTTCAATATAACCTCGTTTCTTTCCCTTAGTCTTTAAAAAGAATATAGTTGCCGAGGTGTTACCATCTCCTATCTGTTTATGTAATTGGCTTTCCCCAAAGTCTAAAGCTATGTTTTCAATATCTTTAACTGCCTTAGCAAATTCATCATCTTCTTTTAACCATTTGTAGTATGTTGAACGTGGTATATCTGCTGATTTACAAGCCATAGTTACTACACCTAAAGTGTTTTCTAATGCTTTTAAAATGCTTTCCTTTTTTATATGTCTACTTTTGTCCATTATTTTTTATAAATTTCTTCTATTATTTTAGGTACTGCATTTTTCCATTTAATTTTATGATGTATTCTTTTATGTTTAGTTCCTAAGTCAGATATTTTAACGCAAGATGGATTATACATTACTGAAAAAAATGATTTAACGTATGTTCCGTAATCTAAATACACTTCTGTTAAACCACTTTTTTCCTGTTGATGTCCTTTCTGAACTATACATAAATTTGTTATTGTCATAAATAATTTGCCTACCCTTCCTAAGTTAACGTAAGTTGTAACATCTTCATTTAATCTACCTGTAAATTTAAAAGGTCTATCCGTACTACACAAAAAAGTATTCATAGCTTTTCGCATAAGTTTAACTTTAGCATTACCTCCTTTTTCTCCACCTATAAAATCCCCTGCCTGAGCCATAGCTAATGTTAATATTGGTGTTTTCTTATAAAAATCTAACATACTTTTAAAAACTTTATCTAAACTTTTAATAGCAGTTTTTTTAAACTTTAAATCTTTATTGAAATTATGATAAAAACCTGTGTAATCATCACACATAATAAAAAAGTATTTAAATTTTTTTTCTTTAGCTAACTCAAAAATTGTATTAGCTGAATATAATGTACTTCTTAAATCATTAGTATTATCTCCGGATTCGCAATTTAGTGCTGCTTTTTTTTTATCAAAGATTAATAATTCTTTTCCATATTTTTCTTTATACTTAAATCTTGTATCATCTAAATTATCTGCTACTAAAAAAATTTGCCCTGTATATCCTGATTTTCTTAGGTTATTATAAGTCCACATCTTATCAGGTCTACCGTGAACCATAATAAATATAGCTAAATCTTTATTCATCTTCTTGTTGTATATTCATTAAGTATTCTGTCATTTGTACAAATCCATTTTTAATAGCTTTATTTAAATCTATAATTATTAAAGCAGATTCTTCCATCAATTCTTGTACTTCTTTATCATTATGTGTATAAAATTCTGCTATATTTTCATAGTTAAAAACTATATGTCTATAAGCTGATTTAATTAAAAAATCTTTTATTTCCTCATTTACATTGCTTTTTTTAATTTTTTCAATTAATTCTAAAGATTTAGTATCATCAAATAATTGATATATTTCAGGTTTAATATTTGTTGGTTTATAGCTAGGTGCTTCTATATTTTTAGTGTATTTATTTTCATCATACAAAGGTAAATCTAAAGACCAAGTCTCTAAAGGTTCTACACTCCATTCATTAGCAATAATATCCCAATCCCATTCCCCAAAACTTAAATTATCTTTTATTATAAATTCTCTTTTTTGTTCTTTTGTTAAATCTTTTGCAATTTTTATATATACTTCTTTTATTCCTGCTTCTACACAAGCTTTATATCTCATATTACCACCTAAAATAGTCATATCTTCATCTACCACTATTGGTCTAAGTTCTAACATTTCAGGAAATTCTTTAATAGACTTTACAAGTTTTTTAAATTTACCTTCTTTTATAATTCTAGGATTATCTTGATTTGGTTTTAACTCATTGATTTTTAACTTCATATTATATAATAGAAATAGTTAATTTTTATTTTTGTAATTTAATTTTTAATACTTCGTTTTCTTTTTGTAAAAATTCAACAGTAACTTTTAATTTAGCAAGTTCTGTTTTTAAATCTAACATTGTCATTACACAATCATCTTTGTATATTTCTAATTTATCTACTCTGATTTTTAAATCATCTCTATATATAGATTGCTCTGATTTTTCTTCTTTATCTTTTTCTCTTTTGTTTCTTATCAGAAACTCGTAAAACTTCCAACCCCCTGCACCAAACATTACAGATATTGTTGTTATAATTATTGTAGTTAAGTTATCATTCATAATAGACTTTTATGTAATTGTTCTTTTTTTAGTTTTAGATATATCCATAACCACATAGAGAAATACCAAGATGTTATTAGCAAAGCCCTAAAGTCTTGTAAATCAAAGTTTTCCTCAGTATAAATACTTAGGCAATATCTAACAGTTGAAAATAAATATAATACTAAATACATACCTATAAATCTTATTAAGTAGTTTAAGTTGTTTAATGATAAAACTATAGACACAGAAAGAATAAGATAAGTAAGATATAGCCAATACGTATTAGGCTGCCCTAATTCAAACCAATAAGAATATGTTGTCCATAATACCTGATTGTTAAGGCAGTCGCTTATACACCACCAAAACAATAAGCTATGATAGTCAAAGTATATAAGTATATTTTTTATATTTTGAAAATATCTACTAATCATTATGACATAGTATCTTTAGCCCTGTTCCAAAGTTTATCATTCTTATTAGATAATGTAGGCTCTGTTCTTTTAATGTTTGGGAAACCACCAAACTTAAAAATTTCTTGCATATATTCTCCACATTTTGGACATTCTGTTCCGACATTAACGACTTTTCCTTCTATCACTTTCATTACTACTTTGCTTAATTCTTTTTGTATTTCACATTTATTACATTGATATTTTAACATAGTATTTAGTTTTAAAAATAAAGGAGAGCAACATTTAATATTAAAAGGGATGTTCTTATACACCCATTAGCTTAATTAGGCAAAATTGCCTACTCTCCCTTATTTAGTTATATATGACTTATTCTCACTTTCTTTTTCTTTAAATTTTTTAATTCATTTTGTAAATGATCTATTGCTTTTTGCAAACATTCATCAGGACTATTATGTTTTCTATTACTTCTCAGAATGTATGTAAGTGCAGTTGCACAATTATAATTTAATTCATAATCTTCTATTATATCAAATGCTTTATAGCCATAAACTTTCCCTGTATAGTAATTTGGTGTTTTATTTTTCATATTTTATATTTTTCATAAATTCTTTTTATTCCTTTAAAACAATCCACTAAACAGGTAGAACAAGATGTGCCTGTATCATAATTTGTTCCATAAATAGTATTAAAAATTGTTATCATTCTTTTTTTAGTTGCTTGGTCTTTTGCTATTCCTCTTTCTATATCTTTCCAAATTAATAATACTTCTTCAATTAATTCATTAGGTA